GACTGCATTGTCCCATGTTGCTTTGGCTGCCTGGATGTTGCCTGCATTTGCTAAGATTGCTGCGAAAATGACTGCATCAACTGACTTGGTGACTCCTCTTGCTATTCGCAAAAGAGTTCTGGCTATCATCGGCACATTGTTTGTCTTGACATCTTCCCATGATATGATGCCTTCAAATGCGTGCTTGATGTTCCTGCCTTGAACTTTAGTCCATGATACTTCTCCATAAGGGAATTGAGCTAATCTAGGAACTTCTTTAATCGGACTGATTGCATGACCTTCTAGGTCTGCGGCTGTTTCTCTATAATAAGTTTCTGTCCATGCTGAACTTGACTCAATCATACATAGTTGTTTTCCTATATAATTCTGTAATGCAAAGCCTTTCACTATCCTTGAGAAATTTTCTGCTCTGATATCCTGTTCGCCTGTTACATCTGCCATTTTACTTGTTCACCCTTACTGCTTCTCTTCCGGCGTTAGTACCTGCTTCTAGATAATTTCCAACTACATTACCTAATAGTAAATCAGCTGCAATACCTGTTCTAATGACATTATCTGTTCCGGATGTGGTCATGACTGTTCCTCTAATGTCTGTACCAGAATCTGAAACTATATCAAAAATACCATCTTGATATGCTGTTACTTGTGTTGACCCATCATTAGCAACTTTTTCAAAAGCTGCAATGCCAACAAAAGGAGCATTATCTGTGGTAGCGACTTTTACTCGCATATCTGCATCAAGTTCAAGAAGTGAGCCTTTTGGTATTGCTGTTGCATCTGCGACAATATACCTTTTAGGTTTTCCACCGTTAAATAATTCAATTATAGTAGCTTCGTTAGCCATGAAAATATCACCTAGAATTAAATATGCGTTATAAACTATATAAATTTTATGTTTTTATTTTCCAAATCCAACATTCACCACAAATTGACTGCTTCTCTCGTTCTGAGCCTTCTAAGAATTTACGCATCAAACCACATTTAATGCATTTCTTGCCAATGAAACTCATTTATCCATCGGGAATAATTCATCATCATACCCTGTGCCTGCCAGCATCTTTCTTGCATTGGCAATGCCAATCTCTTCTTTACTCCTACGCTGCGAGCCAGCATTTGATTTACCACCCATTATACGCTCAACTGCCATGCGTTCTTGCTTTGCTAATAGCTCAGATATGACTTTATTTGCTGCTTCCATCCTGGATGCTGCTGCATTTGCCTTACTTATCAAATCTTCTGTCTGTTTTGTCTCTTCTTTGATATTGACTCCGACATAATCAATCTCTGCTTCTTTGTTGTTTTCTCTGTCCTTATCTAACTTTTCTTGTTTTTCCAAAGTTTTCTCATCCATGATTTCACCTTCTTATAATAAACCAAAATTAAGATTGCTAGGTCTACTTGCATCTGATAACTCCTGTATTCTTTTCCTGTAATTAAACCAAAAATCTGCTATTGCCTGTCGTTCTTTGGCTTCTAATTCTGCTTGTTTCTTAGATTGAGCTGCCCAAAACGCTGCATCTTCATTTCTTGCCTGGATAGCAGCTTCTCTCTCCCAATCTAACATTTTCTTACGCTCTTGATTATAATAATCAATAGCAAATTTATCTTGAGCTGCTTCTTCTGCTCTTAACCTAGTCCATTTATCATCTTCTGACTCACCTAATTCTGTCTGGATTTTAGTATCAGCTAGAATCTTTCTATCTAATGAAAGATTTATCTTTGCTGCTTCATAATATTGATTCAATCTATTAAGTACATTAACAAATGGTATTTTAGCTTTAATCTGATTCCAGATGCCTGGGTCTAGCATCTCTTCCTGAAGAGAAAGAGCTTCTTCTGCTGCTTCTAAATCATTATTATCCATTGCACTTCTAAAAGTGAAACTTGTCGTCTGTAATGCTTCTTCTTTAATAAATCCAGCGAATGGATATGTACCTATTGCTGCCATGATTGTACCAACTACAAAAGTTGGATTTGTAACTGCGGAAGCTAATTTAACCAACCAAGATGCTGTAGCTGTTTCTGTTGCTGCATTTACTGCATAAGTGCCTGCTGTACCTAATGAAGTCACAGTATAATCATAAAGTCCAATCGTGCCAATTTTTGCAGCTTGTTGGATTGCTGTCTTGGCTGCTATCATGTCAACTGCTGATGTAATACCCGCTCCTAAAAGATAAGTGCCTGTCATGTAACCTGCTAATGTCCCTATCAATTCTGGGGTTGGTAATGATTCTAAATCTCTATTTTGGATCTGACCCGTAAGTCCGCTAACAAAACTAGATGCGACTTCACCAACTCTACCAAACTGTTCTCCTGGTCTGTCTGCCAAATCTATTTCACCTTGAATATTACTAGCTGTTGAAATTAAACTCTTTTTAGATGTATTAATGCTTTGTTTATTTGAAGATGTGTCTTGAGTGACAAAACTAGTATAATCAGGAATGACATTTGCTGGCATAATTGACATATTTTTAGCCTGGCTTGATGTGACTGACCTTTTATTGCTTTTTCTTGTAGAAGGTGTAGTTCTAGATGCGGAAGTCTGGTCTGCTGAGGGAGTGAAACCAGCTTCTTTGACTTTTTTCTTAGCTAATTTACTAAGACTTCCGTAATTGACTATCTTACCCATTTTTATTCATCTGTTCAAGTATTTTTATCAATGCATTTGTGTTGTTTTCTATGACTTTTTCTGTCCTGAACATAAACCATATACACATCACAATAGGAAATCCAACTGTAGAAATTAAATTTATTAAATCAGTCATGTTTTACCCTCCAATTCTGCATTTGTATCATTAGGTTGTGCTGCTTCTTCAATCGGCTCTTCTTCAACTTCTGAGGTTGTGTCGCTAATTGTGTCTTGCTGTAGGCTTGCAGGGAATGTCAATGCAATAAATATATTTAATTGACCTAAAACTTGTTCTTCTATATATAACTGCTCTGCTTTGACTGACTGTTCATAAGCCAAATAAACAATCTTACCGCTGGCATCAGTAAACTCTTTTGCATTGCCTATGATAATCTGAGGGACATTTACTGCCTGAAAGAAATAATCATTAAGTTGATTAATCCACGCCAAAGGATTTAATGAAGCATTAGAAGATGTTGTCACAAGTTCAGGGACTACTGCTCCTTTTGGAACATACATATTTTCGCCTTTACCTCTTGCATTATCCATCTTTGTTTTAAATGCTGTGATTTGAGTCGTATCGTCTGTATCTAAATGAAATATCCATAATGGATCTATGTTCCTATGCAAAACTCGTTTCCAATCTGCCATAGCTTCGTTTCTTGCATCTATCAACCATTGTAAAGAATCTAATATCCTAACTCCATGCATTTCATCAGCTATCCGCTCATTGCTTAAATGAAAAATCTCGTTTGGCTTGAATTTTTTATTTGACGCTCCTTTAATCTTTGAAACCTGTTCATATCTGATAATCTGACCTTTTTGATTTTGAAATGTTACCATAGAATCTGGCTCAAGTGGTTTTAAATTAACAAGAACTCCATCTTTATCTCGGATGATTTCTGCATAAGAATCCATGTCAATAGTCTTTGTCTTAATCATATTCTTTAATATGCCATTAAAACTATCTTTTCCATTACCTTTAATATTGCCTAGCAACATAACTGTAGTTTCATCAGCTTCAAATCCTGCGCCTACTGTCCAATTTGCTTTTGCATCAACTGCTGTCTTAAATTCAGGGATTGTCTTATAATAACCTAAACTTTTAGACCAGGTTGTTGTCTGCCATTGAGTCTCTTTCTGGTCTCCTGCTGCATCTGTGTTTAAAGCTGAGACTGTGTAATCAGTCATTGCATTAGTCAAATCTGAAGCAACTGAACTTCCAATATCTGTGTCTGGCATTATATATCAGTCCCCTCTAATTCTTTAATATTCCAATCATCATATTTTTCTTTAGTGTCATCAAAAATATACTCTGATACCTGGCTCTCTAAATCATCAGTCACATCTTTTTTCTTGATTTTATAGTCTAATTCAACAACAAAAGTGGTATCTTTGATTTCATCAATGATAAAACGAGCTTCGCCTTTCATATAATTAACTTTTTTTATTTTCATTCAATCCACCCAACTAAATTAAATAAACAACCAACTCCAACCGACCCTCTGACTGATATCTTAGTATCCGCAGCAAAATTAATCGGTGTAACTAATGGGCTGGTAAAATTTTGACCTGAAATTATATGGATTGCCAAATTAATAACTTCTGATGCTGCATTACCTGTTGCTATAGCGACGCCAATCCTATCTCCGGAATCTGTTGAAAAAAATAAACTTGAAACATAAAAAGTCATTCCTGCTGGGACTGTATATACTAAATGATAGTTTGCATCGCCTGTCTCTGCATAAATCAATGTCTCATGCTGGTGTGACCCTGCACTCTTGTAATCTGCTGTCTGGATGTTTGCTCCTTCATTAATCAAACCAAATGAAAGAGTCATTTAATCTGTCCTTCTTTTAAAATCTTATTTTGAATTGGAATTTTACCTTCATTTCGTCTGGAAAAAGGCGTGGCATAGCCTGCAACAACTATCGCATCATTCAAATTCTGTCCTTTATACACAACCTCACCCAATAACCTGCCATATTTACCGACCCTATTATTTCTGTCTATCAAAATGTTCACTTCTTCATTTAAAATCTGGTCTGATAGCCACATCTTACTCTCTTGGCCGCCTGATTCATTCATTTCAGGAGCATTGATATTCAATAACCTCAATGGAAAATCAAAATCTCTGAAATTGGCTTTTAATCTGATTGTATCACCATCATGCACTTTTACTACAGTTGCAGAGAAATCTTCCTCAACTTGAGGGAAAGGTGAGGTGTACCTTAAAACTTCTAATTCTGTATTTGTAAGTTCCGGATAACGAGTATAATCATGGTCAAACATAGTCATTTTTAAGCTCCATTAATGAAATCCTGTACTTTTTTATCTCTTAAAAGGCTGAGTCCTCGTAATGCTCCGTCTCTAAGAACATTAATCATGTCCTCTGCTTCAACTCTGGATGTATAGCCTTCCATATTATAGCTGATTGCTTCAATAGCAACTAATGAGCTGACTACATCATTCAATAAACCTTTAACATCAACATTTAATGTTGCATAAGCATCAGAAAAATTATATCTGCATAGACAATTAACAGTACTTTCAGCTCGGATGCCTGCTGCTGTCATCATGTCTGTATTAAAAGCCACATCAACGCCTGCTCCACTCTTCTGTTGTATCTCAGCTTCTGTTGTCATAATGTATGCCATAATTATTTTATAGGATATTAACTATTTAAATTTTGCGTGATAAATTATTAATCCTCTCTTTTCTTTTGTTCTGAAAAATAGTATTGATTTGATTTATTCAAATATCCACCTTGAACTAAACAACCAAGATGATTCAACACATACATTTTTGTTTGTAACATAATATCTTTTTATTTTTTATTAATAAATATAAATATCAAGACCTCGCTCTCTCAAGCACCAACACGCTCTTACCATCGCTTCTGTGATGTGTGAATAATCACCGAAAATCTTGACTTTCCTGCTAGTCTTTGTCTCTCCATACTCATAAGTGATGGATTTTAAGCTCTTGAGCAAGCCTAGATGGTTTATGAGCTGTAATTTGCCTGTTTCCATAAGCATTAAGGCATTGCTGTATAAATCTTCTTTGAATATCCCTTGTTTCTTCTCCTCGCCTTGCACTTTGACTCTTTTGCTGGCATTATTAAGTCCCATGACCTTTCTACCTAATTTATCCATCAA